AACATAAAAAAATAAACTCAAATCAAAACTCAAATCAAAACTCAAATCAAAACTCAAATCAAAACTCAAATCAAAACTCAAATCCTCCTTTGAAAAAAATCTGAAAAAGTTCCTACAAAAAAATCTGAAAAAGTTCCTACAAAAAAAGACCCCAAGGAATAAACCCTGGGGCCGTAGGACAGTATCAGATGGGCTTAGATATCGCTATAATCGTGCCTGGATGCTGTGTACTCTGCAAAGCCCTGGTCCTGAATTGGAGTTGGGGTAGTGGAGTTTGTCTCATTACAAGGGATGCTGTAAAGCTGAACCCCTGCGATCTTAGCAGAGATGCTCTCGATCCAAGAAATCATCTTGAACTGAGTTTCTTGGTTAGTGTTATACGTTCCGTTAAGATTGTAAACATTACCAGTACTCTGACCGATCTCCTCGTCTCCTACATTGATAGTAGCGCCTTTAGAGAAAGATGGTCTGATGTAGCGTTCGAACTCGTTCCAATTGCTTATTTGGTCAATAGTCCAACGAACGTTATTTCCGGTTCCGTTTACAAAGATGTTATTGGTGTTCCAAGCTTTGAAGGCGAAGTCGGCGGAGTAGGTTGTTCTTACCACTTCAGAGTGGATGTTATCGTCCCAAGGGATTCTAGAAACGTAAGGCTGGATTGTAGTAACCTGGCCTGCTGGTCCTAGGGTTGAGGTTGTGAGATCACCATAAGTGATTCCACCTGCATCGGCACTTACCCCAGCGATTTCGAACTTTTGAGGCTGTTGGTATCCTGAGGTTGAGAAAGTAGCATTAGACTTCTCTCTCCTGTACTCAGCAAATACCAGAGCCATCATTCTTGTTCCTGCGTAGGTGTATACTACGGAGCAGGAACTTAGTGTTATAGCCGTTGACTGGATATAAACGTTTGCGGGTACTCTACGGTACTCGATGTTCAGCGATTGCGTCTCAATGAGGTGAGGCCCATTGAAAGCTGATGTCGTACCTGATACTATAATACCCGACGTAGGGTATTGAGCAGAGGCACTAGCTGAATAGGTTGAACCCGAGATTCTAATGGGTTTTACTTCGTTCATGTTCATAATTTTTCTCCTTAATTAAGTAGTAGGATTCTCCTACCACTGTATCTAGTTTATTTACGGCATTAACTAGTCAAGTTTCTCTCTAACCTCGTATATAATAAGGAGGTCGATTACTTGAAACGACGCAACAAATCCTTTCGGAACAAAGATCCAAGATACTTCGATAAACTTCGAAGCATAAAACGACAAGTCCGAAAGCTATTCCTACGAGAATCAAAACGCCTACTAGGCAAGAAATTTAAATAATGATTAAGACACTACTTACCCTTTTCGCCGCTGCACTCCCTATTATGGGCTTTGCACAAACATCCACTGTAGAGTACCTAGATGGAGTTATTCTAGTCACTCATAGCACTGGAGAGACAGAGACTATTCCCAGCGAGCTGTTCCTACAACCAAAAGTTAGTCCTCTAGATGCTATTGTTGAAGCGGACGGTATCTTAGAGCCTGTTGGGAGCTTGGTAGAAGCGCGGGCGGCGGTTACACAGCCAGTTACTCTTCCTTATGTTACTACTGTTAGAGTAGCTAACCATCAGGAGCTAGCGCGTGATCCAAACTTCCCTCAAGGCTTTAGCTTTGCCTTTGATCTTCCTCCTCTTCCTAATACTGTTCAAACTATTACTTGGAAGGTAGATTCAAGCAATGTTGCTTACTGGCGTTGGGAAAATCTTAGTGATCAATGGATGAACTCCACTACTACGGGTGCTCCCATTGCTACTATTACTGCGAAGCATATTTTACAAACTCGTAAACCAGATAATACTGGAAGAGTTTTAGCTGTTGCTCCCTATTCTCAGATTTCTTATTCTCAGTATGGATCTTGCAGTAGTCCAGGACTTGCTCCTTTTGATGGGACTATTGATGCAAACGGTCCCTCTGGTTGGAGCTATAGTTGCCCCGGTGACTGTGTTTCTTATAGTAATTCAGGGACTACTACTTATGTAACTCAGTTTGGAGGTATTCCTTATTCAGAAAAACAAATGTGGTATGCCGGTAAAAAAATTGTTTATACCCCAGATGTTAGCTTCTACTCACCTTTTCCTTTATGCCCCAGTAATGTTACTTGGGAAACAAATCACGACTGGTTCAACTACTCTGATATGAGAAGTACAGTTGATGTAACCATTACTATCGAGTAGACAGCTATATAACCTTGGACTAGGTTGAGAGGGGACTCCTACGTCCTCTCTCTTTTTTTTATACCCTTTCCCCACATTCCTATGGCACAAGATAAGACCCGTCAACGTCTAGAAGCTAGACTCGCAAGAACACGCCCAGGTACAGGCCACCATCGTAACCTCTCTGCTCGTCTAGCAGAGTTGGACACTAGAGAGCTACTTTCTCGGAAAGTAAAGCCTGTTTCTGAGAAAGTGGAGACCAAGGCCGAAGCCAAGGCCCCCACTAAGGAGAAAAAAATCAAGTAAGACCAAGTAGTCTATAGGATTTTCAACAGCCACCCGCTTAGGTTCTTAACCGTTCCTAGTCGGGTGGCTAATTCGTGTCTGTGGTTACCGTCGATGATCTCGTACATCCCCTCTTCATTTTGGAGGAAAAGCATATCCTCTTGAATGCTCTTGTTCCAAGAGGCAGACTGGATTGGTCTGACGGGAGCTAGAAACCGTACAGTTTGAGTGATGGGGACTTCGGGGTTGTATACCATGTTGACTACCGGCTTATTCCAAGCCCTCGCATTCTTAAACTGACGTAAACATTTGGGCTCTTGTGCCCATGATCCAACAGCTAGTACAAGATCACAATTGGAAAGGAGGAGTTGGGCCTCGTCTTCACTCTTTCCTATGCCATGATCGATGCAAAGGTGCATCTCTTTGAACATTTCCTCCTGGGGACGAAGGATCTTGTGTCCATAGAGGTTTTGGATACGCGAAATCAGGTAATCGCGGGCTCTAACTAACAGTTGTAGCTCATCAGGATTCCCAATAGCGTAAATCTTAGTAGTACGCTTAAGCATATCATTGAATTCCTCATTGGTGGGATGAGGCCACTGATTACCTTTGTTCTCACCCCCTGTTTGCCGCATCTTCCTTCTCTACAATCATGGGGAGGTCGTAATTAGCGATGAAAGCTTCACGATTCTTATGCCAAGAGTCTCTTCCTACCAATTCACCCCTTGAGTTGTGGATAATTTCCAGGTTCATGACCCTATTTTTTAGCCCAAGCTTACGAGCTTCAGCACAGTAGTAGATGTCATAGAAGTCCCACTCCCCTTCGAAGAATTCAGGCTTAGAGAAGTCCATCATTTGAGCTGTTTTACCAGTACACGCCATGAAGAGACCATCCATAACTACTACTTCCCCCTGGTCGCCGTAGGTTGTCTTGTATGGTTGACCATCTTTGTCCTTATGCCATACACACCCACGGTGTTTTCCTGCCTGCCACTGTACTTGGTTCCACCAAACGGCTTCTGTGCCTAGGTGGGTGGTCCCTGCTACCCCTACAAAGCCTGTATCCTGGTAGTTGAGTACTTGGTTTAGGCGTTCTTTCAGGTAGTCTACTCTCTCTGAGATGCCAATGTCATCATGGCAGAAGACGAATACGTCATCATCATCTGGGTCTAGCTCTTTTACCTTTGCGTTGTATGCATGGAAGATAGAGTGGGCTCCACCGATAATGTGAACTTGAAATCCACCAGCAGAGTAGTAGTTCAGGAGATCCCAAGCAGTCTTGTCTAGGGAACTAGTATCTCTTGTACAGATAACGGCATAGTAGTTCATGCTCTATAATACAGAAGGACTATATAAAGTTGATGGAAAACCAAGAAATCGTACAGGAGTTCATAAAATGCAGGGATAACCCTGAGTATTTCATTTCGGAATACATCAAGGTATCACACCCCGTTCGTGGGCTTGTACCCTTTGACCTCTACCCTTTCCAGAGAAGGATCCTTCACGAACTGGAGGCCCACAGATTCAATATTCTAAGGAAGTTTAGACAGGCTGGGTGTACTACCATTGCCTCAGGTTGGGCTCTCCACACAATTATCTTCCAAAAGCACAAGTCTGTAGTCATCCTATCGAAGGGAGATGCAGAATCTACTGAAGTCCTAGACAGAATCAAGTTGATGTATGACGAACTACCTGAGTTCCTAAAGCCAGGTATCATCGAGGACAACAAGCACACACTCAAGCTAAACACTTACTCAGTCATCAAATCTCGTCCATCTGGTAAGCAGTCAGGGCGTTCTCTTGCTGGTTCTCTTCTAATCATTGACGAGGCTGCATTCATTGAGAACATTGATACCATTTGGGCTGCTGTCTATCCCATCATTTCAACAGGAGGTCGAGCCTTCGTTCTCTCCACGGTTAATGGTGTCGGTAATTGGTATCACGATGTCTACCAAGCTGCTATTGATGGAATTAATTCCTTCAACGCTATTGATATCAGATGGGAGGAGCATCCTGAGTACAAGTACAACGAGGACTACGATCATCTATACGAAGAGATGATGGAGAAGGGCCTAGACATTCACCTTTGGGAGAAGACCACTCGCGGTAATATGCCCATGAAGCAATGGCTCCAAGAGTATGAGTGTTCCTTCCTAGGCACAGGCGACACCTACATTGAGGGCCAGATCCTAAAGGACATCGCTGACCAAGTAAGTGACGACTTCTATATCAAGTATAACAACCGAATGAGGGTTTGGCAAGAACCTCAAGAGGATTATCAGTATATTTTAGCTGCTGATGTTGCCTTGGGTAGAGAGCGTGATTACTCCGCTTTCCAAATCATCAACCTGTATAATGGTCAACAGGTAGCTGAGTTCTACTCTAATAAGACGCCCATTAATGAGTTCGCCAAGATTATCACAGCCGAAGCTACACTATATAATATTGCTCATGTTATCAGTGAACGCAACACCATCGGTAACAACCTGATTGACTGGCTCTTTAACATCTACGAATACGAGAATCTCTGGCAAGACGAGAAAGGAGATATCGGATTCCAAACAACTCAGAAGAATAGAGAGATGCTTCTTGCAAATCTAGAGGAAGCTATCAGGCGAGAGACAATTAAAATCAACTCAAAGCGTACCTGCGATGAACTAATG